TCATCAATAATACCTTGGGTTGTTCCGGCAATATTGCCCATTTCTTTAAGAAGACCAGGTACCTTAAATTCTTGTTGGAATCTCACACCTACTTCAATGAACTTATTCATTGAATGGGTGCCGTCTTCCATAGGTTGAACACTAAATACAGCGGCAGACTGAAACTTAGCCATATCATCTGCCGTTATCCCATATGTTTGAGATAGTAAAATAAGCCGTGACCGGGTTTGTTCTGAAAAGTCAGCGAGTGACATACCAGTTTTTCGGAAAGCTATCTCAAGGTCAACAATTTTCCCATAACCTACGCCTGTCGCGATAGACAACTCAAACATGCTGCCTACATTATCGTCAATTTGTTTGTTGGTGAAACCGTATGTCACTCCTAGTTCATGTAGGTCTTGGCGCATTTGGAAATAACCAACGTCTTCGAGACTTTTACTCACCTTAGCAGCAGCATTAGTCGATTCTTCTGTCTTTTCTCCAAATTCTTTAATGGCTTTACTTGACTCACCAACCTTAGTTGCAACACTTTTCCATATCTTCGCGCTTTTCTTCATAGTAATGTTATAAAACTCTGTAAGGCTAGTTAGCTTGGTATATCTCTTGCCATTTATTCCTGCTTGTACACCAAAAAACTTGAATGCACCAAGGACTGAATCAGGCGCGGGCTTCCTCCCGTCCGTAACTCCTTCGCCAAAATAAACGGCCTTAAAATCCTTATTAACAGCAACCAACTCTTTAGTCTTCTTCTGATAACTATCAATAACGGTCATCACACCACGGAATACAGCTTTACGATTAGCACCTCCTGCAATTAATGCTGCCGCCTCTTCTTTAAGACTAGCGGTGACTTCTCTGAACGAAGCAGCCAGGGTTTCTGGGCCTTTAGCAGCATCTTGGTCAAATCTTAAGGAATCGAATTTAGTTTGAACGTCAACTATATCGCCGTTTATACGATCTTTGGTATCACTAAAAACATCACCAACACGACTAAAATTTTGCCATAAATCCGAAAAGTCTTTAGATAACTCCTTGGCGAAATTGTCTTCCGGGGCTTTCTCTACCTCTTGATAAAGACCCTTAAACATATCGGAAACTTTCATCACCTCTTCGCGATAATCTCCTGTTAATTCTTCAGAGTCTTTTTTAGCTTTCTTAAACATGTCGCTACTGGTCTCTGTAATACCCTCGACAACACTTTCCAGAACTTTTTCCAGGCTTTTTGGCACAATAACATTCTTGCCATCGAATTTCACAAGCTCAAGTTGCTTTTGAGTTTTCTCGATGTCTTTATTAAGTCTTTTTATAGCTGAAGAAGAGGGATCGGCAAACCTCTTGATATTGGTTTGTAAGTCGCCAAAACCTTTAGCCAAATCTTTAGCCATGGTTGGTGTTGGCTTATCTAATTGCGCAACCATTTTTTTAATAGAGTCGGCGGTTTTATCAAATGCAGTTTGAGCATTGGTATTTGTACTCGAAGCTGCACTACTCACCTTCCTGATAGCCGAGTCCATCTTATCAAGACCATCTGACCAGCTATCAGTAAGTTTTAGCTCGAAACCGGCTTCTATTATACTTCCCGCCATAGTTTATCTTCTCGTTCGTGAGCTTCTATGGGCCGCAGCCATTTGTCTATTCTTCTCCTCTACAATATCAGATCGGCGCGACACCAAACGAAATCTTCTCGCTGATTCTATTTTTAGTACTTGTTCCGGCGACCAACGATAAGCTTCCGCAAAAAAGAGAATATGGCTCTCCAAAATCCGCTTGTCGCCAAGGGGGAGAAACGCCGTAAAACGACGCCCAGTTACTTCCATTTGATCTGGTCTGGCGACACCGTATTCTCTGTCTGTGAGAAAAAAACTTGACCTAAATCAAGTGAAAACTTAAACCACTTAGAACAAGAGGTACATTGTACCTCAACATCAGTATCTACGGCACCCTCCATAATATCGAATACTTTCCGAATATAAGTCCGATCTTGATAGGGCATATCTCTCAACAAGGATATGTTTTCCTTTATATTTCTGGATAGTTTTTTTCCATTGAGAGAAACAATCCTGGTAAGCATAGCTAGTGTTCGGGCGTCTTCGGCGTCTGGACGCAGTTTAGATACCCTAGTCTCACCACGCGCTGTTAGGATCTTCAAAGTCACGTTGACCTTTGATTTAGGCAACGTTATCTCGGCGAGTCGTTTGGTGGGGTCGCCCACGTATTTAATGTCAAGCCCTGATAGATCTAACGACTTACCCTTATTTTCCCCATCGCAATAAGGACAATGACAATCAAACCTATACTCTTCGCCTACTGACACAATCCGAAGGAACAGAAGCATGGCGAGTCTGTCTGCCGCTGTAAGAGATAAACAGGGTGCCTTTACCTTATCTTCGATGGCCGCACGTATAACTCCTTTGTTTGTTATATCGCCGATTCTGGTGCAACAAGAGGACAGGATGTTAGATATTCTCTCGGTCACGACCAATTTCGTGTTCGCCATCATATCTTCGTGGGTGCCGGTCATTTGTTTAAGCGTAACGTGATTATGAACTTCACCATCCTCATCCACGTAGCCGCACGGGAGTTTGAAGTCTTGAGTGGAGTGACCAAACACGGGTACTCGAACGTCGTCGTGTATTGTCGGCTCACGCTTTGGTGGTGGTGTTTTAACTTCGGTTTCTTGGGTTTCGTCTGCCATCTTTACTCTCCTTGGCGCAAAAGTTTTCGCGCCTCTAACAAAGCCTCGTGATAGGAAAAAACGTCCCCGCCACGATCCTTTTCCTCACAAGCCTGAAGTAGTTTATTCAACACTTTGAAGGCACCTGCGCCGTCGTCTTGCTGCGCCAAAAAGTCCTGTAAAAGTAAACTGATTACCCCTCCCCTGGTGGAATAACAATCCGACTCCTCGACACGCTCGCTCAACTTTTCAACAACAGTATTTGGCAACATGCAGTTTGAACGGCGTCCATTCAATGAAGACAAATGCATCCGCAAAGGTCGCTCACCATCCAGGTATTCCATCACGAGTTGCCGGACAACGTCAGAAGCATTGCGCCCAGACCGACAGGAATACTTCTCCAAACGATCCTGCGCCGTCTTCGTGATCTGGAAATTTAACCTCACCAATGACCTTGGCCCCATGCACTGCTCCTGAGTCTACTAGACTCACGTTACCATGAATGAGTCAAACAGACTCAAGAGCATCGAAAAATTCCATGATACAAACCCCAAAAACCCAAAGAAGGATACCCCAAAAACCCAAAAAGCTCAAAACCCTAAACCCTTATTTTCATTAGACTTAAAACTTTTTTTAGGTCCATCATCGACTTCTCTTTATATAGATGAGAGGGGATGGTCCCTTTCGAGAAAAGGAGATTGAAATGTCATTAAATTGGAATCTCAAAGATATTGTTGATTTTGAAAAAGTTTGCTGGCAAGAGGATCAGTCAATTAACCCAATAACTGAAGGTCTAGTCTTTCGGACTATGACTGTGTCATTGGGTGAAATCACTCAAAAGAATGCTAACGAATTTTGGGAGCGGAGCTTCATGGCTTCGATTGGGATCGGGCAAAAACCCATCTCCGTTTTTACGGAGGAAAATGGACTCAGTCGTCGTGATTATACGCTCGAAGAAATCACGAAACATATCGGCCTAAAAACCAACGTGTCGAACAAATCCAGAGCCAGCTTCATGAAAGATGTTCGACGAAACATCGAGGCGTTGGCGAGGAAACGGCGAGAGTACCAAGAAGCAAAAGCCCTTTGATCGGGGCTTTTTGGCGATGTTATAAAGGGTTGTTTTTATTGGACTTAGAACTTTTTTTAGGTCCATCATCGACTTCTCTCTATATAGATGAGAGCTAGTACTAGCCAGGGATGACCTACGACCCTAAAAGAACGTGGACAGAGAATCGGACGCGCAAGCTTCGTGTTTCCTCGTATCTCGTTTTCGACCTATCCGGCAAAGCAAAATCTCGATACCGGTTGAGAGTTTTGTAGAGCCGACAATGGACGAGAAACGACGAAACAAAAGAAGCATACGTGTCAGATTCGCTGGAACTTAGCCCTACGGGGCTTTTGTTCGATGGTAATTCAAACAAGAGGAGGCTGTTATGCTTATCAAACGAACGTCAATGATTACTGGGAAAATTCACGAGATGGAACTCCCTGTCACACGCGGAGATATAGCCTTTTACAAGGCGGGGGCGCTGCTTCAAAACGCTTTCCCCATGCTCACTGCTTCGCAGCGTGAATTCATCAAAACAGGGATAACGGCAGCGGAATGGGACGCTGCTTTTCCCCCCGAAGACTAGCCCTACGGGGCTTTTGTTCGATGGTAATTCAATTCAACAAAAGGAAATTAAAATGTCAGAAGAGACATTCCGATGCCGCTATTGCAAGCGCAAGTTTGTCGTGGACAGCGACGAGGCACTTGAGCGGTGTCCCAAAGAACCCGACAACAACATGCATAGAGAATAGCCCTACGGGGCTTTTCGGCGATGCCATGTTCACTCTGTTTTAGCTGGCCCTGTGTGTTACAGGGTCAGTTGAAGCCAACTTTTCAAAGAGGATTATGAGAAAGTCAAAAAAGAGCCTCTCGGCGGCTCTTCAAAAAGCCGAGAAAAACCTTGGGGAATGTCCCTGTGCGCCTTGTCGTGCAAGGGTCTTCAAGGCGAGCGATGAACTGCAACGGTTCACGCGCCGATCAGACGATCAAGTCTTAAAGATGGTCGCTGCAATGGATCGCGCTCGTCGGAGTCCCTAACGGGGCTTTAAGGCGATGTGAGAGTGCAATCCCGCACTGTCTTGAGAGGAGAAATAATGGCTAAACGATGGTCAATTAGACTTGAATGCCACGAAGATGACAGATACGGACCTCATTGGGTTGCTTCGGTTTACTTCGGCGGTGAATTTCGTGGAACATACCCCAATGTGTATATCGAATATGTCAACAACCGCCACCGCCTCTATAAAGAGGATCGCGAAAGCATCCTTAAAGACGCTAAACAAGAGGAAGCGCGTCTTAAGCAAGCCCCAACGGGGCTTTAAGCCGATGTTACTTCAATTCAATTAAAGAGGATATTATGAAAATCATTTCTGAAAGTCATTTGGATCACGGTTTGAGCCAAGCTCATATTGAGTTTCTGCTCGGCAAGTTTGCAGACAAGTCAGGATTCTTCATTGAATCTTTCGATTTGCCGTCAAGCTTTAGCCCGTTGCAGTCGGCTCTTTATGGCCCTCTGGCGGGTGATGAGCCTGTTGACGAGTCTTGTGTGACTTATGCAAAGCGCGGGGAGCGGGACGGCGAAAGCCGCCTTATCGACCAGCCTCTGCGGGACACGCGAACTGTCACGGTCATTGCTGGCCCAAACGGGGATGACGCTTGCGTTTTGTACACCGCCTACGGCGGTCCCTGCGCTCCCCAGGAGCCGACAGACCCTGCCATTGCAGACGATCCAGAGAAGTTAGCTACCAGCAAAGCTTTCTGGTCTCAACACGCCCTTTCAATCATGGGCTGAGAGATCGAGAATAGCCCCTTCGGGGGCTTTTCCGCGATGTTACTTCAATTCAAACAAGAGGAAATTAAAAATGTGGAAAGATATGGAATACTTTCGCGAGTTGGCTGGATGGTTGGCTACCCTTGAAGGGGGTACGCCTTTCACAAAGCATACGACTGGCTCTGAGGTTCTGGAGCGTCGTATCGAGGTTCTGGAGAATGACATAGTATGTCTTATAAACATGGGCCACGCTCGCAGTGACCCCGGCGTGAGGGCCGCTGACGATCTTTTGAGACTGCTCAAAGGGGAGTTGCCCCCCTTCGGTTTCGGGGGTAAAACAAATCATTATTCAAGTCACAAATATTCTAATTATGTTGATCGGTTAGTTGACCCTTGAAGCCCTACGGGGCTTTAAGCCGATGCGAGAGGAGACATCTCGAAACGGAAAATGCTCTGTAGCTTCAGCTTTGACCAGAGAAGACCGCTAGAGAGGAGTCATGGGGGTTCGATTCCCCCGCCTCTTGACGATTCACTATTACACAAGAGGAGATTAAGATGGATAAGAAACGTGCGAAAGCAAAGCTCGCAGGCGCTCTCAGGCACCGCAAGGGTAAATCCTGGGATCGCAGCGTATCAAAGCGGCAGCGCAGTAAAATGCGTTGTCGGCGGAAAGACCCCCGTAAAGGGGGCTTTTCAGCGATGTTAGTTCAATTAAATTAGGAGAGAAAAATGAAACTAGAGGATTTAACATTAAGAGAAGCTTGGGACATCATCGACGAAAACCGAGGGGGTCGGTGGTCCTTTTTCCAAGCAAGCGCAACATGGCGCGGAGGGGAAGGGATTGAGCTTTGGTTCCCACAGGGCTGTCCTGAGGTTGGTAGCGAGGATGATTCAGAAATGGATCACGTTTATAGGAGATTAAGATGAATGAAGATGTTGATCAAGTAGAAATTTTTCGGTTCTTAAAGGAACTGAGAGACAGCGGAGAAATGAACATGATGGGCGCTCCTCGCGAGTTACAGCGGGAGTTTGGACTTTCTAAGTCTGAAGCACGAAAAACTTTCTTCGCTTGGACTAAATCGTTTGATTGAGGCGGGTATGACCTACGCGCCGTCAAAGCTCTGCTGAAGCCTCGCGACAGCGATTATCGTTGACGCGAAGCTCGGCGGGGCTGAAATTTTTTCGGCCCCACCCCTCACCATAGAAAACTTTTTTATTTTTCGTCGCCGCTCTATGATCGGTGGCGGTATAACGCTATGAAGACCATTATTTAAGGAGATTGTAATGCGAAAGAAAAAAGAACCCAGACGTTATAGAAACAACGGCCCTGTCCTGCTTGGGCCTTGGACTATTAGCTTACAGATATTCGATCCTGAATTAGCACAATACGAACTCGATAAAATGGGGAAAAATCGAGCTTTGAGAAAATCGTCAATTTCTCATATGGTTCAGGATATGAGTAGCAACAAATGGCATCTCACACCCCAAGGTATTATCTTTAACGAAGACAATATCCTTATTGATGGTCAGCATCGATTAACTGCAATTGTTAAATCGGGCATCCCTCAAGAGTTGATGGTAACGCGAAATAATCCGCGTGTAAACCAGCCTTTTATTGACCTCACCAATAAGAGAACTACGAAAGACGTCTATACCTTAGACAGTAATTCGCATGGCCGCTATGCCAATAAATTGGTGACTGTATCAAGGTTTACTTTATTTGGTCCTAAAGCCGCTCATGCTGCTGGTTACCAGATGCAAATTCGCGATCCTGAAGTCGCTAAATTCATAATTGATAACGAAGAATTAATGACGTCTTATGTTAAGGCGTTTAGCGTAGCAGATTTCAGGGGAGTTTTTTCAGGCGGTTGGGTAGCAGCATTCGTTACAGCAGCCTTGATTTATGGCAGAGACGAGATAGACCAGCTTGTATATCGTTTGTCTAACCTGGAATGGGACGACAAAAAAGACCCTCTTAGAGCTTTGTTTAGGTTTCTCAGAAACAAAGGTGGGCGTACTGCAAAGTCAAGCCCGTTAAATAATAAATGGTCAAGAAAAAGTTATTTGGCCGCTACTACTGGGATCATTTCTTCTTTATCAAATAAAAAGATTTCTATCATTCGTAGTCGTCACAATCAGAAGGATTTCAAAGGGGCGTCATTATTACGTATTGAATTAATTGACAGTCTTCATAGGTGGTATGACGAAACTTACTCAGAAAAACCATGGCAAGGTATGGTCAAGAAATAAAGCCATGCCACGGCTCAGGAATCCCTCGTCAGCATGGGTGACGGGGGCTTTCCGCTTGTATACACTTAACACAAGGAGATTGTTATGGCGAAGAGGTGGACTTGTCCAAAGTGCAAGAACACGATTATAGCGCCAAACCGGATACCAGATAACGATGCGAGGAAGTTTTGCCTTCCTTGCTCGAACAAGAAGATGGTCGAGAGGGTTTGCGTTGCCGATATCAAAAAGAAAGACTCGTTAAAGAAGAAAAGAAACGAGTTAAAAAAGAAGGAGAATAAGAAGCGACAAGAGAAGTTGAAGAAGTGGGACAACGTATACAACCAGGAGGGTTGGAACAGGGCGTCGGCTACTAACGACCCTCACCAAATACTAAGATACGTATTTGAGCAGAGTCGTTTGGCAATTCGCCCCGACTTTGTTGGCGGCATAACGCTACGTCAACATGGTACACACGATAGAAATCTTTTTAGGTGTTCGTTTGAAGAGTGCAATCTCCCAAAACGAGACAGCCCAATACGAGAAGTTTGGTTAATTAATAAACTAAGAAACCATCCTCTACATGCTGTTTATTTGGGCCTGATGAACAGTAGTCTACATTACCCTGTTTTTCATCGGGTGAAGTGGGGTCATGTTTGGGAGTGGATAAGTAAAGAATTGTATAGTTGGGAGCATCCCCTACAGCAGAACTTCAATCTCACGTCTTCCACACATGCAAGTCGAAAGACTCAGCAGGAGGCGCGTGACTTCTTACGCGAGGGTTTTGAAAACTGGTTTGAAGAAAACTGGCAACAAGTTGTAAACAAGTATTTGCCAAAACTAACAACACCAATTTCTCGGACAAAAGGAACTAGGAAGACCACGCAGGAGAGAGCTAAGTGGATGGTTGGTCCTCTTCCTCTGGTTTGGCGTCTTCCTTATTAACACCATTAGAGGATTGGGATTTATAACGGTTCAATCGAGATAAGCAATGTTGGCGAGAGTCTCTAAGTACTTTACGCTTTTCTTTGCGTGACTCCATTGTTTCGGAGAAGATACTTTTGTTACCTACTTGATCATCAATCATTAATTACTCCTCTCGCGACGTCTCCTATAATATTCAAGAACTTCTGTGCATCGTCTAATAACTTCAACGAGCTTTTCTTTATCTTGAATACTCTGAGCCAAGAGCGGCTCGATATGATCTGTCACAAGTGCATTATAATCTTCAGATAACTCCGCAAAACCCTTTTCTTGGAGTTTTGCGTCTTCTATTTGAGATTGCAAAAATTGAAGACGCTCTACTCGCAATCCTGTCAGCTCTTTTTCCATACCGACAATCTTTGTTTCTTTATCTTCTATTAACTCTACGTAACGCGCCCGAATAGGCTCTTCAATATTCTTGTTCTTATCAGGGGCGTCTTCTATCTGCTTCTTAAAGTCAGCCTTTTGCTCTTTGATTATCTCTCGTACATAGGCGAATAAAGCAACGATTGCAGCACCCATGAAGCCGCAAACCCACTTAAGAAAGCTCTCTGTTATTAATGGTGAATCTTTAGCCCCCGCTAGAAGATAAAGTATATCCATGACGCCCCCAATTTTAACTCCCAATATAGTCATCTAACCCTCATCGGGTTGCCTACTAATATTTCTATTCGTTCCACGTTAAAAGTAAGAGACTCTATTGAAACCTCCGCGCTGTTAGCGTCAAATTCAGATCCGGGTGTGTATGACACAGGCATACAATTATAAAGACCAATCTGTCTTCCTGATGCAAGTTTACCACTGTCGAGATGAACAATACTCAAATGTCTACGTGGCGCTCCTCTTCCCCAAAGCGTCTGGAAAATCCAGACATAAAAATCTGAGGATGTAGGGACAACGGCTTGAGTAATCGTCACGTCGCCGGTCGAAGCTTTCGTAAGAGGCACCTTATGGGGATAGGGCCAATTGCCTTCGGTAGCTTTCGTAAGAGGCACCTTATGGGGATAGGGCCAATTGCCTTCGGTTATATCTTGATATTCAACCGACAATTCCATCAACGCGAAATTGGCTACCATTAGAGGATCGGTATCAATAGATCGTGCCATCACATCACCATTAAGAAGCAGGTTCTTTCTTAGAAGTTAAAACTGCTTATATCTTCAGCGAATGCAGTATTTATAATCTCAAACTGCTCTATGGTGAGGGTAAAGTCAGCGATAGAGACATCAGCAGAATTGGCCTCGAAGTCAGGGTTTGGTTTTATACTCATGGGCCAAGCTTCTCTAAGCATAATAATACGACTTGGCTTCTGGGTAATATCAAACTTATCTTGAATATGATAATGATAGACCATCAGGTCACGGCGATAATCTCGCCCGCCTGCGATAACTCGAAGAACCCACTGGTAAAGAGGGGAATCCCCCTTAAAGATGCCTTGAGTTAAGGTTACATCCGCAACTGAAGGGGGGCCGGGATACTTCTTCTTAAACTTATCAATACCAGTCTTATACTCAGCCATTTCAAGCGTAAGTTCAGGGACATTGATGGACATAAAGCCAGCAGCTTTATCAAGGAAAGTTTTCCCGTCTTGCCCCGGTGCTTCAAGTAAATGAAAGCGAAAGTTTTGAAACGGGTCGGTATTAATCGAGCGGGCCATGCCTCACCTCCTTATTAAATTATACAACAGTGCCAGTTGTCACAGGTTGCTGTAAACGGAAGATAATAAATTCGGCAGGCGTGTTTGGCGCAAACCCAATATCCACATAAACTTGCCGCGCTGATATTGTCGAGGAGTTGTTATTGGTGTCATCGCAACGCACGAAGTACGCCTGGGACGCTGATAGACCAGAAAAGTAACCAAGTTCAAACAACGAAGTCATAAACCCTGAGATTGACTGTTGAATCAAAGCCCAAAGTCCTGGCCCATTACTCTCAAATACTTGCGCAGACAAAAGACGCTGAATTCGGAACATCAGGAAGTTATGCAACAATCGAGAGTTAGCATTACGCCAACGTAGCTCAAGAGAAAGCGTCCTGTCGCCCCAAACCGCGTATCCTGTTGCTAGAGACCTATAAACAGGATTTATTCGCGCTTGGTAAAGAGTATCTCGCGCCGATAAATCCAAGTCTAGTTCTGGACCAACAACACCAGGACCGGCTACCGCTCCGTCTTCGATACCAGCGGGCGACTTACCTATGTTTTTGATTTCAGCAGTACGAGCATAAACGCCCGCAACAAAAGCTGTCACAGGCACCGTCTGCACGACATCCGTATCCTCGCGAACATAACGAACATTGGGGTAATAAAACGAAGCGATAGCCTCGTCAAAAACCCCAGCCTGGGTTACGAGAACATATTGAACAGTCTCGGCAACAGTAGCGGCGTTACTCATACCTAAGATCAAATAACGATCCTGGCGAGCTTTCGCGAAGGTAATCAAATCCGCTTGAACTGACGTGCTACCCTCAAAATCGGGGACAACAACATTCAATGGTTCCTCGAACGAGTCAAACGCATAGATACCAAGCTTGGAAGCTTCTAAAGCAGGCGCAGAAACAACACTGCGGCCAACACTGGTTCCGTCTGTCCCACCTGCAAGATCAAATCTTACCTGAGTCGGTTGCTGACGATAACTTGCTATGACTGGCACTGCGCCGATAACTGGCAAGAATGTAACGTCAAATGCGCCGGTTGTATAATTGATCGTATTTGTACCACTAGGGTCAACGGTACCAATAAGATTCCCAAGCCCATCGTCTAAAGCAACACCGGCAGCTTGGTTATGGGTCTCAGAAATCGTCGAAGCAGCCAAAAGCGCGGCTGTTACTCCAGTGAGAGCGCCTGTTACGTAATTAACAGTTCCACCGGCAGGAAGCTCAGGGGAAACAGGAAAGTTCCCCACGCCATCGTCGGTTTGTGTGACAGGGCCAGCACCAATATCCACGTCAATAGTTGTTGCGCCTGGAAGAAGCGGTAGGGCAGTTGTAATAGGAGTCGTGGAAAGATCATGAGTAAGCCCGCCAACGTCGGTATGAATAATGGTCGGGCCTGACACGAAAGGGGCGGCTAAATTCGCAGATATTACAACTGTTAAATCAAGAATCGGAAGTGCAGCGAATGTGCCTGTATAATTCGCGCCTGGACCTGTTCCAACACTTACTCCGGCAATATTTGTTCCGGCGAGTGCGGCAGGGTTACCACCAAGACCAACTAACACGTCGAGAAGCTGAGATGAAGCTCTGTCGTCGTCAATAACATTGGGGAAATAGCTTGCACCTGTAGAATCTGTAAATTGAACGGCTTCGTAAACTTCCGAAGCAACTTCAATAGTCGCGTCAAAGTCAAAGGGCTGAAGAACAAGAACGTCAAATCTTGTATAGGTTTCTGCGGCCCCTGTCCTATCAAGATAATTGTTATTACCCCGAACAAGAACAGCAAGGTCATTGCCCCAAACACCTGCGCCCTTAGCTGTAAAAGTCCACTTAGCTGGCGCATCGACATCAACAGCCGCCGAGACTGCGTCTGCCGGGGTTACTCTCACAACGACAAGATCTTGCCCGCCGTTGCCAAAGAATGCCCGTGAACAGATTGCAACAGTACCGACATTGTTTAAGTCTCCGAACCGGCGTCTGAATTCCTCAACGCCTCGGACACGAATAGCGGTATTAGCCGGACCTTTTGTTGTCCAGCCCACCATTCCGCATATTGAAGGGGATAATCCCGCCGACAAAGTCGCGGGTGTTATCTCTTGTCCATACGCACCTGGAGATAAATATTCTTGTACCATTTATCGACCCTCCTTAGCTGACCACTTCATCCGGCAGCACGACAACAATGTCTTCATCATTATCTTCTGATACTTCAATTTCACTCGGCCCCATTTTACGAAGACGAGGACGTTTCCCGCGAAGCAATCGAATAATACATTTATTCGTTGGTAATTCTTCAAAAACCGAGTTTGAAGTAAGAATCTTGGCGTCATTGTTTGAGAACTCAACCATAACAGATGGCCCCGGTCTAACCTGATACCATTCTTTAGCAGCCATTATTAGATCCTTCTAAAGCTTCCAAAGTCAACTCTGGCTTACCGTCAGCGTAGAGACCGCCAGGACCAGGATCAACGCCGGGATTTAACGGGTCAATAGGAGTTATAAACGTATCGCCAGTAAAGGCTGTGTTACAGACAGGAACACTATCCAACGTCATCTCTCCTTGAATCCTAATACTCATACTATAGCCGACAATACGATCAACAAGATTAGATATTTCTGTTAAATCTGAAACACCTTCTTGAGATACATAATACTCACGCTCAACATTTAACGAATCAACCACTGATATATTACCATGAACGGGGAACCTCGCCATCAATATCTGGATCAACACTTGCGCAACATTACGATACCTTGACCACACTTCAAATGTATATGAGAAATCATAAGGCCGCGCTTGGGGTTTGGTTTCATAATCTGTAGCCCCTAAGCAATCACCATAAGAAACCGCTGTCGCGCCTTCGCACGGTATTCTGTATTGCTCTACAATACCTAGTAATCTTTGAGCAATCGAGACGTCATCCCTGCTTATGCGAAAAGCTGGGAGATCAAATTCTAAGTGAGTTGGTTCGGACTTTTTGAAGATAATCGAAGCACGATCTATCACAAACTCTTCCGGTGTATTCTCTCCAATAATTATTTGAGGGATGGGGACATAATAACGATTTTCGGTCTCGTCGTACACAGAACCCACGCTTAGAAGAACCGCTTTATCCCAATCCCTAAAATCCAAGTCGCCTATTCTTGACTCATGCGTACGGCCACTCACTTAAGACCCTTCTCTATCTCTTTATTTAGACTCTTAGAATCCTTAATTATATCATTCATTAAGCTCTTAGCCTTATTAATAGCCGGACGCCAATGGGGTATTGGTGGGAACGGGCCTATCCCAAATTCAAGGCGCTTAGATAAAAAGCCCATGTCTACATAAATCTTGCCGTTTATTTTGGGCATCCCATTTTCTACTATTGTTGCGCCTGCGTTTTCTAATTCTGTCCTTATTTTCCCCATCTGAGGGTATAACTCTTCTCGAAGGGTGTTTGTCTCTTTTAGACTAGAAGGAACAGCCCTGACAGACACTGTAACCCCGCCTTGAATCGCGGGCAACATATCAATAGGCCAAGGGTTGTACACTTGTAACACAGCCGCTATACCGCCCACGCCTTCAATAAATAAAACAGTTTCGGCGGCGGGCAGGGTTGTCATTGATACTTCAGGTTTGCCGACAACTTTAATTGTATTGTTGTCTTCGATAACCTTAATAGACTCCCTGTATATCTTGTACCAACCGCCTTTATCGGGAATCTTGTTGACAACTTCTTCGCGAATTTTTTCTGCTAAATTAAGACTGATATCTTTTTGTAATGCGCCAACAGCTCTCTTAATAGTAGGAATGATCTTACTAATGTTTTTAATCTTTATCTTCGCCACCATACGCTCCTACAGGCGACCGCCTGTTTAATGCTTCTTTCATGGAGGGTAAGACATTTTAGCTTTGGCGAGGATTTTCTCATACTGGCCCATTCGAGTTTTGAACTTTTTCTTACTCTTGGCCTCGGCATTTTTTTCTTCAGGGTTGTCAAACTCGTTATATTGAGCGCGACAGATAGCAAATGCCTTGCTCACGTCGTCCCTGTTGAGACCCCCAGGAGCTTTCTTCTTCAAGCCACCTTTTTGGACATATGACGCCACACAACGGCGAACCCACGCAGGATTTTTATGTTTATCTTCCTGGGCGTCGGCTCCCTCGGCAACTGCGCCGTCGCTTGGTCTTCGTGGAATTTCACGAGCCAAAATACGAAGCAAATTTGCGCGAGAAGTCTCGACTATACCCATCACTCACCATCGTCTGAAAATATTACGTCAACGATATTGTTAATACGTTCCGATACTTCTTCCACCGGGTCAACATCTTCTTGGCGAACAGAAACACCTATTTTACGATCAGGATCGAATGTAGTCATACGGCCAGGAGGATTCCACTTGGAGAAGTCACCATTACGTGTACTTACCGGAACATACTCCCATTGACCCGCTACATTACTAGGATACATACGAGGCTTAGAGGCGTTATGTCGCCGAAGCCACGCATTACTATCCCCACGCCGCATAGCTTCCGCTTCGGCTGGTACACTGTAATCTTCGTTAATTATCTCTTCGAGAAAGCTCATCTCAGTCTCCTTATTCGACACCAGAAACTATCTGCGTGTAGTTCTATAACCATAGTAGCATACTTAAGAATAGCACGATTACACAAGAACTTATTGAATTACCAAGGCGTTGATAAACTATTCGACGCCTGAAACGCCTCGACAATTATATTATAAGCCTCTCTTCGTGAAGATTGCTTTATCCCTCGACGATTAGTATAAGCTCCTGTGCGCGACTTTCTTTGGCGACGGTCAACTTTTTTCCGTTCCCTTTTTGCTTGCGACTTAGCAACCAACTTACCGCCAACCTCTACCTTATTTTTTCGGAGATTTTCTTTATGCGTTTTTGCGCGTTTTCTTTGCGCTCCTGGTTTCTTTAATCCCAGAGATATCTTAAAACGCGATTTATGAACACCTTTAGAAATTCTCTTGTTTTTCTCATCTTGACTAAGTTTTCTTTTTGGCGTTGTAGACTTCCGACGCTTTGGTACCTTCCTGACTTGTCTTTTCTGACTTCTCTTTACTTGCCGTCTCCGCTGAGACTTGCGGCCTTTACCTTCAATATAAATCTGTAGTGGTGATCGTTCTAAGCTCATGCTACATCCTCCGGTACAACTGCTCCCGGCGAGGGTAATACCTTCCGAGAAGCGATGTATTTTGAGGTTTGGTAAAGGGTAATTTTATAGACAGCAAAAAAACCTGTCCCGCCAAACCTAGACTCATCCCTTGACACATCCTCTGCTTCAAAAAATCCATCAAGCTGACTTGTAAATTGTATCACGTCGCCTTGTCTTGGTCTTATCGGCTTCGCTAAATACGAAGCAATACCCTCTTCTTCGGCCACTATTCGCGCAAGATCAAACATCAACCCGCGATTATACATAGTTCCGCGCTCGTCCTGCTGTTCGTCCGAAGAAGGGTCCATAGCTATCCCTCGGATAGTAATAGGATCACCATAAGCCCAATCTGGTTCAACACTACGTTTAACTGAGCTAAGACGGTCGCGCACGATAGATGGTTCACCGTAGAGAGGGTCGCCCGAATGACGCTTGCGATCAAAAACATCAAGCGTCGGCTTATAAATAACAGGTCGGTCGCTATCAATCCTGCGCGTCTGATCCAAAAGAGGATAGTACAAACAATCAACGCCACGCAAGCGCGTGACGTCCTTGTTTATCCTATCAATATAAGATTTATCGTTAGGACCAAAAAAGGTATCAGGGAAACCAGTAACTTGATTATGACTCATCTTAATCACCCTGCGGGGCTATCACAGGATCATTAATTAGTCCTCGTCATAACCTTCTTCATAATCAAGTAGTTGAGCAGCATAATCAAGGTGTTCTGCGGCCTCGACTACCTCGTCATAATCATCGGCGTTAGGCATAGCGTAAAGTGCCTCTAAAGCTTCCCTAGAAGCCTCACGCGCACCGTCTACATAAGCGAGTGGATGCTGTTGTTCACCACCCTCGAATAGACGAGAGAGGAATAAGTCATCAGAATCATAAGAAGCTGTTACTGCGGCTCCTTTTTTCCGACCACCGGGCCGTTGCTGTTTCTTCTTCTCTTTCTCATCTTTCTCTTTATCAGTACCTTGAAGATTAAGAGCCTGTTTCTTACCTTCTGGGGTTCCTTTACCCAATCCAGGGCCAAAGCTATCGGTGGTACAATTTCCTCTTTTCGGAGATGGCCCCTTAGACCAAACATTGATTGCCGACCTTTGTGGGCTTCCTTTTGGAGTTCTTCCTGCCGGGTTACCCTTGATTCCTGTTTCTGGAGTGCTTTTATCGCTACCACAATCCTTAGTAACTTGCTTCCATGTTTTACCGTACCTACGGTACTTACTACCTGTATTGACGCCAAACGAAGCGGTCTGGTCCTGCTCGCGCTTGAACTTCGTGAAGCGACCAGTCTTACCGGCGTGCCAAGGGTTTCCTTTGAAAGAACCATCCCCGGCTTTCTTAGACCTGAAAGCTATAATCTGTTTGTTGGTCTTTAGCCCACTAGCACCCTTCTTCTTCTTCTCATACATCATAGCTTCTTCAAAAAGCTGTCGTAAACTACTCATGGTGTCTCCTTGATTATTCCGGCTTCCAAATCTTCTTTTAATTTAGGAAGCACTTCCTCTAAATAGTCTAACGCAAGCTGCGCTCGTTTCAAATGTTCTAACTTATCTAAAGTATTAGAACGCTTTAATTCCAGCACTCTTGCTTTTCCTTTTGGTGTCTCTTTAATTTGACCCTGTATACTCTCCGGCGACTTGATATAACCACCTCTCACAAGAGAAGCCCCTATTATCTTATACGCCTTAATAAACTGTCCACTGCATATCGAAGGGTCGTAAGCTCGTTTTTTCTCTTTATTAAACTTCCAAATTAACGAAGCTACGCCCATCTTAAGAAGACCGCACAGCATTTTAGGATTGCGTATGCCATCCCAAGGCTTCAACCCCTTTACTGGTAACTTCGTTTTCGGCACCAATTACTCCTGTAAATAAAGACTCGAAGGATCGACAGAAATAGTCATGAGACCGTTTCTAATCTTAAGTTTTACCTGGTTATCCTCGAATCCTACGATCCGGGCGTGACCAGACCAATCCATTCCTTCAGGGCTTACAAACACCACCATTCCTTCTCTTAACTCCGGGGGCGCGTTATCCATTTGATGTCCTAACCTACTCCGGCGCAAACCCGCCAATCATATTGATTGCTTTAACAACAGCCTTCGCAAATTCAGTAACAAACTTAGCGATAACTCCTTCAATTTCATAATCAGCATAAGCCCCTGCGATTACATCTTCGATATTACCATTTTTAATATAAACAGTAAGACCCTTCTCGATGCCGTCCCACACAACCTTCTCTGATAGTGTTTTAGACTTAGCCAGAGCCTCGAATTGCGGTGAATCAAAGTACTTGTTAATAGCTCTACTAGCATTTGCCTGATAATAAGCAATATGATCCTCGTTTTTACCTTTTACACCTTTCCCTGCTTTGCCGAGCATCTTGACCATGTTTTTAACAAAACTTTCTGGGGACGGGACTTTAACTGCACTCCTCTTTTTACCGGCTCCTGTAACCCTACATTTTCCAAAAACCATCTTCTCGCCTTCTGGACAACCAGGGGGTTTTGAAGGTTTTGACGGTTTTGTCTTAACTTTAGAGCGAGCGGCCTTAATCCCTTTAGAAATTAAGGACATTAGCCCTTCATCTATCAAATACAGTGGTGATCTATAAAACATATAGTTACCTTAACTACCTGAAACCTTAGCGTAGTCAAAACCAAGTTTTTTCGCCTGCTTAGGAGTAATAACCTGACCAACCTTACCTTTTGCCGCCACTTCACTTGGCCCAATAGGATCACCAGGATGCAAGGTCCATATCATAGGCTTACCCCCGTCTCCTGGCCCTACTAAAGCAACAGTGAAATTAACCTTCTCACCAGGGACGCCGCTAACCTCTGCGGATACCTGTCCCGTCTTTTTAGGGTCAACAAGTTTAACCTTAGCATTTGCAGGAAGAGAACTTGTCTTGACTAGACCCATGCGCCCAGGCACTTTTGCAATGTAACCTTTTGCCGGGGATTTTATATTCGGGTGTCTATAAGGCTTCCAACCTGCCCCCTTGAGAGCAGACCACGTCTGTTTCCTAAGAAATGTCGAGCCTGATGAAGACCTACTAGGATTTCGCATAGCAAGCACTTTACCCTGATACCCAGACGGTGTGTTATCAAACGCCTGATCAATCTCGCTACCTTTTTCCGCTTCAAGAAGATAAAGCGGTGATCTATAAAGCATAAAAATCTCCTAACCGAGACAAACATTACGTAACCTGGAAACAATGCCACGTAACTCGACCTCGTGATCGGCGTATTGCGGAGTCATCATAATCTTCTGTAACGACTCGATTGCATCGCAGACATCCCGACGCCACGGCTTTCGACCTGAAAACAATCTTGCTCCGGCGCGAAAGATCGGATCGGCATCCCCCTGCGCCCAGTGCTGAAGCTGCGCTCCAAGCTTGTGATAGTCATTAGATTCAAAGATTGGCCGTTCCTGGGGCGTTGGATTAAGTCTCTCGTTAAGAAGACTATTTACATTATCCAAAGACTGAGCGGTCAGCCCCTCACCAAGAGCATAACCAATATTGACGCGGTCTTCGCCGATATTGAAGTAATCCTCATCGGCATACATACCCTCAGACATTGACTTCGCCTTTTTAACAAGATCGGCGTGGTCAACTTTCATGTCTGGGTATCTATCAAGAACAGCCTCTAAAACCTTTGCCCAATCTTTTGCCTTACCCCTGCCTGCGACGATGTATTTAAGCGCAATGCGCCCGTGCTTACGATCACCAATAGGCCATGCCTCGCGATTGGGGAAGACATACTTGCTCTTCGCGCCTGTTGATAAGTCTGGGCGAACCTCGTCTATCACATCTTCCGGCGCGTCTTCGCCGTAGTATTCACGGTCGTCATCGTCGATCCAAACAGACTCAACGAGACCCATTTTCTTCGCAATCTTTGCTCCGGGCATCGCAGAAGCTCCGTTAGCTATATCAATAGCCGCACTGTAACCATTCTTCCACCAACTGCCGTGCTTATTGGAGACCCGCTTATAGCTTCGCTCTACATCTGTAAGAGAAACGTTAGGATTACGAGCGACAGCCGCTTTACCCCTCTTAAACCCAGCCGCAAAATCGTCTGCGTATTGAGGTTTCTCGAAAGGTAAACTTTCTTCAATCTGCCCTGCATCGTCGATCCAGACTGATTCCTCTTTTTTACGTCTCTTCTTACGATTCGCTGCTTTCAGGCCAGCAGCATTTTTAGCCTTCATCTTCTTATACTTTGGTGACTTCATCCAAATCTTAGTTCGACGCGCTCTCTCGGCCATTAAGAATTTGTGGTCACTCCCTTGATCAGAAACATTATTATTGGGGATTTTTGATAACCACTTTCTAAAATCCAGATCACTCGTCTTCTCTGGGTTAAAATGAACATCACCAAAGTATTTATCTTCAAGCTCCTTAGCAATCTTAAGATGAACCGGCTCTCTTATATCTAACATTACAAAATCAAAAGACTCTTCAAGGTGATCAACTGCGCCGTCGTCCCTGCATTCTTCGAGGGAGTTGAGTCCATTAATTGCTGATTCCACCAATGCTTCGCAGTCATTAATAAGAATCATAAATTCTCGATAGGTGCTTTCGCCGAGATATTCCAGATCCCGAAGTATTGCCCATTCGACCAGACGAAGCTTCTTCTTAAAATCATCGAATTGAGATTTAGCTTTTAAGCGTTCAGCTTTTCGTTCCTCGGCGTTTTGGCCCCCTACCTTAGAAAGAAGATCCTTAAGTATTAAAGAAAGCCCGCGAGTATACAAAGCCTTATTCATGATTCGCGAATCGCGATCTTCGGGCGCTCCTGCTTTCTTCTCGGAGAACGGATAACGCTTAAGTAGCTTTGTGTGAACCCACATTGCTATCTTCTTAGCAACCCCCGATGACATCCCTACTTTACGAGTTTTACTCGCTCCTCTTTTGCCCATTTTCGCCGGACGAGCTTTGTCGATTTTCTTAGCAATAACACCAAGAATACCGGGATCAATAATTTTGTAGAGTTTCTTGCCTCTAAGTTGTTTCAAAGACTTGGCAAGAGACACGTAGCCAAAACCACGTTTTATCGGGCCTTTGTAGCGAGGTGCAGCCTTAGATTTTTTGCTGACCTTTTTTAGCGGGGTAACAGCCGATTTGGATGGTGCCGCGATACCTTCTTTGTTATCAGCCTTAGCAAAATCAGCAACATTTTGCATTTGGCCTTTCATGAAGGCGGTATCCCACCGCTTTAACCTCTCGGAGTCCATACCTAATGCAACAAGGTATCCATCCAAGTCACCTTTAAGGGCAGCGGCCACGGCATCTTTATTCCCTTTGTAAATATCAAAAGGGTCGCCTTCCATAAGATCATCAAAACTCTCAAAGATAAGAACTGGTTCTTCGGTTAGGGCCATCAGATCTTCAAATTGCATGAAAGATCCGCCGCGAAAGATACCTACATGTGGTTGGCTCATAGTAATTCTCCTGTATAAACTTTATAACATTAGTGTATCACAATGCCTAGTAACTATTCAATTTCTGGTTGAACCGTCCCTATGCCCATCGGATACCCTTGATCAGTCGGTAATTCGCGTAAAAACTTCTTAAAACCGCCGATGAAGACATTAACAGCTTCCTTATACCCTGATTCTAAATCAATATTGTCTGGCATATTATCCCGCAAAAGCGATGTTACTATATCTGAAATAGGGTTCAGATCCTTCTGAACCTTACCGAAGTGGGACTTGTTCTTTTTAGCTGTATAGCTCATCCTTATATTCGACCCTACGCGCTTTATGGTGAATTCAACAATAATATTGAGACCTGCAAGCTCAACATTCAAATAAGAAAGGTTTTTACCGCCAGAATCCCACGAAACACTTCCACCCCCACCTCCAGTTATGAGGAGTTTTCTTGCCCTCTTCTCGGCTAGATTCATGAAGTCAATGACAGCATGTTGCTTGGTCACAAACTCAATACCTTGGTCAATAAACGGCCTGATAAATTTATACAATTTTCGGGTCATTTGTTGATAACTCTTGGCCCATATTGTTTCTTTATTTCCAATAATTCCTGTGGCAGATTTGTAGATTAAAGATAGCAATACATCCTTTTTATGAACTTTTTCTACAGATATATCTACCGTGAACAGATTCCTCTTAGGATTAAGTGATTGGACTAATATTTGGTCCCTCAACCCATGTGGGGAAAGACTAGCATTAGCAGGGTCTATTTCGTGGTATAGCTTAAAATCTTGTCTCTTTAATCTCTTATTATTATGATTTACCACGCGGATAAGTTCTTTTAAGAAAGAATTAAAACCCCTTATATCTGTTAGGCTGCTTGACGGTGCAAACAAAGGATTAACGCCTGATCCTATTCTATTAATCAAGTCGCCCCTGAGTAACACAGCCTGTTGCATTTCAGAGGTATGTATCAATCCAGCCCCATAATCAAAAACCCCATAAATACCAATAGATCTAAGGATCTTAGACCAATTAGTTATGTTGACAGATAGTTTTTTAGTTATATACCAAAGCTTTCCAAACCAGCTACGAATGAAAGAACCCGCACTCAAGTAATCCATTCGTTCGGCGACAGCTTTAACTTTACGCTCAACACCAATATGACGACGAATTACCTTTCCCTCCAGAGCCACCTTAGCTAATGCTCTAAGATCCTTCCAGTACCTCTTCTTGGTGTAGCCCTTTCCGACGCCTTTCGTGTTGATAACCACAATATTCTTTCGATACTTAGGCTTAACTGACGATAGATGTATGTATGCCCTATCCGTACCAAATTCCGACAATTCTGATCGGCGGTCTTGAGTGATGTCTTTATAAACAGCGGGTGTCAAGATATATGAGTAAACACCCATAGGAGTATTAAACCCACTATTAGGATTGATACCCAATTTATTTGGAAGAGAGGAGAAATGAACCAAAGAAAACGGGTCTTTGACGCTTTTCTTAACAATAGGTAATGACATCAAAGAAGGAAACTTTTTGCCGGTCTCCTGCTTAAAGCGTTGATCTTCTAATAATTTCAAATATAGCCGTCTCACAATAACTCAACCTATAATTATCGGGGTACTTCTAATTCTATCCAAAACTTGAAGATCTAATTTTTCTTTTCTTTCCCTAGCCTCGGCAAGCAAAGCGTCACCGTTCATCCCCCTATCACCACCAACAGTAGGAAACGAATCGTGTTTTGTACGGATGTTACCAAGTGTCTCCATTGCTTCGGCCAACGCCCATCGAAGATAAAAGTCCTCCCCTTCAGGGTCGAGTAATTCTGATCGAATAAGACTTGTAAAAACTTCTACTAAAACTACTCCTGTAACTTGCGAAGACGGTGCAATAAACAGCTCTTTTGTTGTTGGTCGCCATTCCCATTCAGGGTCACCCCCCCAAATTCTCCCGATAGTTTCAAGGAATTGTAGCCTTTGAACTAGGTCGGAATAAGGGTATGGTGACATTGTATAATTAGAACCTAAGCTCGATCCTCCATATTGACTCCCAGAATACCAGGAACCGAACATAAACGAATAGGCATAAGAAAAGTCGTCAGTACCGAGAGCAGACGACCCCAACCCAGTTGATTGTATCCGTATACTTAACACTTCTAACACATGCGGTGGGAGTATATAACGTTGAGTTTGTGGGTCTCCTGTTATACGGAGAAAGTCTTTTTGTCCCGCACGAAAAGCATACCAGCGGTTAGTATCATCAATCATATCATTAAGGTGGTCTGGAGTTAGCTCAACGTCAACAATACCTAAGCCTAGCTTGCGCAAAACATAAGCTTTAACTTCCTCGGTATTTTTAGCCATATCTTATCCCCCCAACCGCAGTACTCTTATTGCTCTGGATACGCACATCAGTGCCTTATTTACAGCAGATAGCTTCTTCTTGTCGCCAACGTCTGTTAGATACCCTTGCATAGACACCAACTGTTGACGCGCCTGCAATAACGGCGTTAAACCACGTATCCCTGTAGCTTCATTCAAGTCGTCGTTTTCTTCAACACCTTCACGTATGGACAACCCAAACTTAGCCAATCTCTCCTTGACTGTGTTAAGAGTAAACTCACCCATTTGTCTCAGCTTTAGCAACTCCCCACTGCTTTTCGCAACCAGTTCCCCAATGGTGTCAATGTTAGCAGCACTCAATATTGCGTTAGCTCGAAGATTTAACCCCAAGTCCTTGATGCTCCGGTGACGGCCCATGAGACGGTCCATCTCTCTTTGTTTTTTAATCCGCAGACGACGGTTTTCAGGGTCCATTATTACCGCCCGCTGTCGCCTTCGCATATCTCTATCAGCAGATTCAACCAGTTGTAAGGGTTGTCTCATCATATTTCTACCCTCTATTAAAAAAGGCGCAACGACGATTGCCGCTACGCCTCCTTTTTTCGTCTAGTTACTAAACACCGAATCAGTTTGTGAGATTGTTAATGTCAACCATAGCAAAGAATTCGGGGCGAGTCAGGGTCACTTTATGACGAGTACGCACTGCTCTGCGGATGGTGAAGTCATTAGGATCAATAAACGCCGGAGTAATTTCCATAGGAATGTATGGCGAATAGATCAATCCGGTATCCAAGATCGACGAGCCTTGATAACCCATAAGGATCTTATCAGCGGGGAACTGAGGATCAATATAAATCATCCACTGACGATTCAAAACTCCTGCGCGACCAACACCACCTTGATAGGTATGCCCTGGGTCTACTGCCTGGAAGCTCTGCATTGTTTCAAGCAAAGCAGCAACTTCAGAAGAAGTAACAGCCCAGTTTGCGCGGCCACGTTGAGTCCGACGATGAATAAACTGAGAAGCGCGAGACATTTGAATGGCAAGCGAACGAAGGTGTTCAGGATCAGAAATTCCGCTTGGTGTCGCACGATCCCAAGTAACCCTTGCTTCAGGCTCGACAGCATTAAACGCTGTTCCAAGGATTTCACGGTCGATTTCGCTTGTAAGCTCATCGGCCATTGTTGCCACAAGGTCAGCGTCAATATCGCGGCCCCAAAGAGCGCGAAGGTCGTCGCTTGCCTCGACAGATGCAAGAGTTTTGAGCTTACGGGATTCGGCGCGAATCTCTTTTAACTCAATATCCAACTGAATCTGAGGAATCTGAGAATTAGCTTCGTTATTGTAACGATAAACAAGGAACAACTGAGTAGCAGCGGCGGGAGCGGCAGCAAATGTAAAGGTTGCAGCCCCTGTCGTGTAGTTGATGGTTCCGATAACAGCACCGGCTGGGTTAATGACACCGCCAGCACCATTGTCTGTTGCAAGCAATGTTCCGGTTGGAGTTCCAGAGCGAATACTGACAGACGCCGCTGTTATTGGACGCCATTGCAATGTTGGCGTGAAGTTAGTGGTTACACCGTCGCCAGTAGCAAACATTTCACCATCAACAAAGTCAGATGAATACCATTTGTTGAAGGTTTTATTGATTTCAGAACCGGCAACAACTTGGCCTTTGTTATCGGTATAGCGAGGACGGTAGAAAGCAACACCCCCAACTGGTCCGACCATTGGTTGAACTGAAGCGATACTGGTAGCAACCAGTCTCACAGCCGCCCTGCGGATAACAGGGAAGACAAACTTCATAAAAGGACCAACTTGAAGCGCACGAGTCTCTTCAGATAACGACCGAAGATGATTCATTTGAGATTCAAGCATAAACGCGGTCATGGCTTTAAGGTAGTCGCCTTGACCTGAAGGTGAAAAGCTAGGCAATTCATCTTCGATACCTTCTAGTAAACGACCCCATTTAGTCACGAGTTGACTAACAAAATTCTTGTTAGTCATGGGACTACCATCTGCACGAACGGATAGCATGTCACGGGCTTCCAGCAAGCTTGACATAATAAACTCCTTATCTTGCTTATAACCCCTGTTTGCCACGGCTCAGGGGGAGAATATCGTCAACATGCAATCCAAACTCTGCTAAGTCTGCAATATTGCCTTGTTGACTATTGTTAGATTCAGTTAATGTTTCATGTTGCGGAGCGAATTCACGCCCCCGGCTCATGGACCGTCTCACTCGCTCATTGACTCCACCGGGTTCCTCACCCCGCAAGTCTCTTCGCTTCGCTAAACGATTAATTCCGTCTTTTCCTTTCACACGCCCGGAACGGACGTCTTCAAGGATTCCTTCACGATCAGGGTGGCCGACAGTACGACGAGACGCATATTCACGGTCGTCATACCTATGTATCAGCCGCTCTGCGCGTTCCAAAGCTCCAACAAGCTTGTCGTTTTGGCCCCGCAGATCATGATTTGTTGACTCGATTGTCTCAAAACGCTCTTGGAACTTATTAGTAATCTGTTCCACGCTTTCAGCAATACGCTCATTTCGCTCTTTAACTTCATTACGCAATTTTTTCTCGCGTCCCTGAAATTTATTAAGCTCTTTGTTAGCCCTGGCGCGTTCTGTTTTCACAGTCCTCTGCGCCTCTTCCTTATTAGCGTCTGCGCTCTCAAGAGCCGTGTCTAGGCGATCTTGCAATTGTTGAGCAGTCTCGACAGTACTAATATCACCAACCATTTCGCGAATGTACTCGGCGTCATCTCGGCCAACAGTCGCTTTCATAATATGATTCTCAAAAGCGAGGGTGCGAGCCTTCTTAGCTAACTCAACAAGCTTACCCTTAGAATCAAATTCCAGCTCTCCAGCCTCACGAACTTGTTCCCGAAGACCTTCAATCTCTTCTTCCTTATCCGCAAGCAAGGATTTAGCGTCACCTTTAGGCCGGAACGGAATAAGCATTTCAGCAAGCTTTTCAAGTGTTAGCTTTGCGCTCACTGTAGTTGGATCTGCCGCAATCTCTTGACGAATTTCTTCCTCAATCTCTTTGCGATGATCCTGTAAAGCACGAACAAGTTTCACACCAAAGTCATCACGAAGATCAGCCTTAGCCTCTTCGTATACAGTTGTATGGATCTGGTCTTTATACTCATCCAAAGTGGTTTGAACCATGACTTCGCGCTGAGATTCAAGATCCAAAGTTACAACACGCTGGGCCGTTTGGTGAGCAGCTTCTTCGATTGCTTTAATTTGATCTGGAAACTGTTGTTTAATAGCCTCGACTGGTACCTCGGTACCATTTACATCCTCGGCAAATATAGCCGGATAAGCGTCATTAACAGCAGGGTCAGCAACAAAGTCAAAAGTTGCGAGCCGATAGTCTTCATTAACAATCTCTTTCCCGTCTGGACCTGTTCGGGTTGAACCCATCCCACGAGAAGACATGCCAATTTTCTTTACTCGGCGCAAAACAGCACCGGCAACCTGCCCATTGTCTGTTTCTTCAAGAACTTCGGCGCGAAGATGAATCGACCCGTTGTTCTCTATCCATACCTTGTGTAACAAGTGAGAGGCATCCCTTAACTTTGACTTGCCATCAGAAGGATGATCAAGGGAACCCAAAACGGGATAACCTTCTTTAATACGTTTATTAAGCTTATCAACCTGCACTTCCATTACAGAGCGAGGATACGTACGACCGTTAGCTGTCGGCACGTCTACTTGACCGCATTTACCTTCAACAAATAAACGCCCTGGTTGCGTCTCTTCGTCAAGCTTAAAAGATACCAAGCCTATGTTTTCAATTAAAACACGACGGTCATTTGCTGTCTTTATGCTCATTCGTTCTCCAATCTTTATAGCACCAAAGAAAAGCTAGATATCACTCTAACTCTTCCATAGTCGTGATCCCTCTCTCGAAATCACTGGTGATTGTTTGAAGGTCTTCAAGAGCGGTGTCTGGATCAACACCTTCATTAAAATAAGGATCGCCGTCTTCGTCGTAACTTATAATCTTGTCAAGACAAGCTCCGGCGTCTCGCGCAATTCCCTCAAAGTACGACCCAATCTCAAATCTTGGATCGTCCCGTGGATCTTCATCTTCGTCGATTGAAGAACGCATATGATCACTAATACGACCTGACATCTCTTCAGCCGAAGCGCCGATATTCTGGAAACCCTCTATGATCGCCTCACAAGCGTCATAATCAAACTGCGCTTCTTCTTCCTCATAATTCTCTGCAAGCGGCTCCGTCACTATCGAACGAAACTCCTCAATCAGATTATGAAGATCATCAGTAGATTCCCGGCGATCTGTTCTTGCACCACGTATCCTAAGTCTATCGCCTGTCATCTTCCCGCCCCTAGAACTGAGCCAAGATCGCGCTTTACCAGGCCGCTCAGACGAAGGCAACTCTCTCAATTCCTCGACCTTTTCCAGTGCCAATTTTCCATACTTGGCAAGCATACCTCGTGCTGTATACCCTTCACCAGCCATCCTACTAATAGCGCGGAGAGCTAATGTCTGTTTTTGAGGCTTTGTCGCGTTCTCCGAGCCTTTGCCACCCATCTTCCCCACCATGCGGTGCGTCATGTCTTTGGGCTTATTAAAGCTTTTCCAAAGATGCGTGAGAAGTTTCCCTTGAGGACTAAAGGGAACGCCTAGAGGGGTCTTTCTTCGCATTCTGCCATGGGTATTCTTACCCTTGGCCTTAAATGCATCCTCATCACCCTTTTTTGGTGCTTTCCCTGCCGTACGGCGCTCAGTAATCAAACCAAGAGCGTTGGCTGCTTCCATAACCATGTCAAGAGCTTCTTGTGTAAGCCCATCAATCTCTTCTTCATCAAGCTCTGCAAAAGCTTCGAGAAGATCCGAGTATTCCTGAGCTTGTTCTTCTGTTAGCTCATAGTCTTCGTCAATCTCTTCGTCTTCGTCAAGCTCATCGTCTTCCTGGTAGTACTCGTCTTCGTCAAAGACAGCGGAAATATCCTCGTCTTCGTCCTCACCAAGATCCCCGTCAGAATAGAAAGAATCAACATCTTCGTCTTCTTCAATCTCGTACTGAGATTCTTCTGAAAGTGTTTCTTCGTTCTGCTCGCCGAGCAACTCTTTTTCTTCGCGCAGCGGTTTGTAACCAACTGTTTTGCGGAGTAGAGCCATATCTTCGGCTAATGTTGTTAGTTGAGTGGTGCCGTATGGAATCCGTATCATCGTTCAAGTCCTCCTTCTTGGGACTGGACAAGTTGAACAACGAACCGCGTACCTTTAATCAGGCGCGGGGCTTGGTTTGCGACACTGTCATAAACCTTACCCATTTCCTGCTCGTTAGTCTTGTCAACACTACTTAAAGAACTAATAGCTCTCTTCATATCCTCGACAACCGAAGCCGCCGCGTCCAAAACTGTTTTTTCGATAACTTTATCATTGTTTTTGGCCTCGGTGAACGCCTCGCCAGCTTTTGCCAACTCAGAGCGCAACCGATCTTCCAAAACACTAATAGACGCTTTCACAAGCGTCATTGGATCATGACCGCCGCTCTCGTCAATCTCAACACTTGGCAAGTCTGGCTCTTCGCCTTGATAGTTCTCGGCGACTACCGAGTCATACCATCGCCCACTTTTTACGGTCTGTAAATCAAGCTCTAGCTCTACCCTGCGTCTAAGGTCACCACCAGTATCAAGAGAGCGAGCTATTACTGATAATAGTTCCGGCGTTTTTTCGTCATCCTCATTAAGTATCGCTTCCGCTGCATACGAGGCTGTCTTTAGAATTTCTTCGGCGACATCTTGCGCCGGTACTGACATTCCGCAGACAGAAACCTTACCTAAGACGATGTTCTCATTATCTTCTTGAACTTTAACTTGAAACGTCTCTCCGCGCTCATTGGTCGCGAGCGCCAGGGTTATCTTCCCGTAGACACCATTAAGTTTTGCGTTTGCAAAACGAGGTTCTGCGCCTAATGCTTTCGCTATTCGGTCGGATTTTCCAGCGATGGAATTTTCTTGGAGACGGGATATAACGTCGTCTGCTCCACGAATCGCTCGGAGGTGTTCTGCTACAGAGGTATCAGTTTGTTTCACAGTCATAATAAAAGCTTGGCAAAACTTGTACTAAAAGTCTATAGGTTTATTAAAAGAGTGCTATATCTACCCTTTTATGGGTATCGAATTCGACACGGGAGGGGATGTGCCGTTTGTCTTCATTGAATTGTTCAGTAAAGAAAAGAATGCCAATCGATCATGGTGCCTCTTGGCAAATTCAGGATCTTTTTGCAACGCCTGATCAAAACGCTCCATAATACGATCCTCCATCCCACGAGACCTTCTATCTAGCCGATCCTCTAACCTCTTAATCTCCCCTTTAACCTTACTCAACTCAGGTTTACTTAAACTATTGACCTGTTCCTCAGTCAAAGCATTTCCACGAATTTCGATGTCGGCACCGAAGCCGCCACCACCACCGCCCTGGGCTTGCATTTCGATTTCTTTCTCGCGTTCTTTTTGTTTATCAATAACCCCGATTTGAGTATCAGAAAGTTTAAGAAGATCCTTACGAATAAAATCCTTTGATACCCACGGCTCTATTCTTGAAGCGTAGTCAGCGAGTGCGTTTTTTAGTTCCATATGAGCTAAAGACCATATACCAGAGGGCATAGTCATAACGACATCAAATTCTGGTTGCCATGGGTTTGAGACCCCCCTAGCAGCCATATCTATTCTCACAATCCTTTCAATACCGTGGCGCATGACATTTTGAATACCAAGGGTTACTCGTGCCGACCTAACATCCTCATTCGAGAGGATTGCACGAGAGGGTATTGCCTCCTCTTGTCCGAGCCAGGATTTAGGTACCTTCAATACACCATGTAGTTTCCGCTGGAAATAATTTACGTCATCGATAGCCTGATAATCGGGGCCGGAAAGGATATCAACTCGCGCAAGCTCTTTACCGTCGCGCACCGGAAGAAAGAAGTCTTCATCGCTTGCAAGAGGGTTGTAGCGCATGTTGAGGCGACCCGTATTGGGGTCTATATACTTCTTCTTCTTCAAGTCTCGTTTGGCGCGTTGGAGGAACGACTCAACCCTAGATGCTGGTATATCTGTCACATCTATATAGAATGCAAATCTAGCCGGGGCGCGAGTCAACTTATACATCAACATCGCGTCCTCAAGAAGAATCAACCGCTTCCAGATCCACCTAGCCCCATCAGCAACCCCATAACCGTATGGTGATCGTCTATGGCGAGTCCTAAGCCTCGTGTGGACAACCTGCCAATCCTCAAATAACGCTGTCGTATCGGGCATCGTTTGCGGTTGAGCTAGTTTCTGTCTAAGAGTCGGCATATCGTCTGAAAATTGGCCTGTAACATCCTGAAGGAACCCAGCTAAAGACCCGTTCGCTAACTCAACTCGGCGCATAGTAGCGGGTGGAAGGTAATTTAACCCAACCACACCATTATCTGTAACCAGCACTTCTTCAAAATCGTTTCCATACTTTACGAGGGTATAGGCCATCGAAAACATTTCGTCATCTAAACGAAGGCGTCGTTTTAGTAACGTATCTGAAGCATCCTTTATCGCCTCGTCCTTCGATTCTACCCATACAACCCTTCCAGTATCCGCATTTGGCTGAGTCGAATCGGAAGCGAAGTAATGGTTTGCCGAATTGTGACAGATTACACCCTCAACAGTCAAATTATGAGTATTGGTCGTCACGTCGAAGACCATACATTTACCATCAGGTATTGGGTCTTCTAGTAATACAACCTTACCGCTATTTGGAGAGATAAAGGCTGAAGTTTTTAGAGGATCATAACCCGCGCTCATTCCTACTAGACAAGCACCTTTTACTAGGTCTTTAACCTCAACGTAACCTTTTCCGTAGACTAAAATCTTATGATCTGGAGTAACTCGAAGAGTGCGCCCATTTGATAACTTTAGTGCCAGAACTTCTGCGTCTCTCCCTGATAGTCGAGGGTCTATCGCTTGCGCCCTAACTAACGTTTGACTTTTTCGGTTATAGCCAATGGTGGTGAAAGCCATGCCCTCAGAAACTATATTTTCTATAGGCACGGCGGTCATTATGGAATCTCTAACGATAGTAACGAGAGACCCTTCGGCAAAGCAATTAATCTCAGGGTAGTCATCCATCGAGTTATGCGTGAAAACACCGCCAGTCTCGTTACCGACCGCGTAGTTATGCGTTCCCGGCACCTCTAGGCAAAATACGGGTTCCTTGCCTACCTTTTCTACTGACACAACCTTATGATTAAGCCTATTTTTATTATCTAACCTATTATTTTCTTTAATAAAAGCTTTGGCGTTTATGATGGCTTTAACCCAAGGCTCCCAGCTTTTACTACGGGCGGGTTGCTTGTCGGTAGTTATTTCAAGGTTGTCAGGGTTGCAATTAGATCTATCACCGTCAATAAATGTAACCCAAGTCTTAGGCGCAATTCTACACCCTAATTTCCACTCTGCCACCATACGGGAAACAGGTCTTGTACGCTGCTTATCTTTCCGAGTTAAACCGCCTTTATGATAGTCATCATTCTCTCTATACTGAACATATTTATGACTACATTTAGATAGGTATAAAGGCATCAACGAAGTACCTGGCGACAGCGCCGTCGTGTCCACATATTCGCCATTACGAAGCATCCATTGGTGATTGCCTGTTGCGCGAAAAGACTGGCCGTCGTCCAATCGCACGAGGTAAACTTCGGCAACTTTTATAAAGCGGGCAGCTTCGCCAAGACCTACTGTTATACGTTTTTCAGTATGATCCCAAGTATAGACAGGGAAGCGATAACCAGGGTCAATCTCACAAGCCTGCGCCAGAGACTCGATGGAACGAGAACCTTCAAGCGTCATAACCTGAGTATCCCCTGTTATGCACTCATAATCAGCATATCGCGCAAGCAAATTCTGAGATACTGCCAGCAAGCCACCATACTCACCCCCGTCGTAAGAAGAATAAGATGACGGTGTCGCCAACGGTTGTATCTCCGACGATGGTGATACCGCCGCTTGCCTCTCGTCCCGCTCGCGCCCGAAGACCGAGCGAAGCCCGTTTAAGATCCGATCCGTAATTGCCATTTGGCCTCCTCTTGCTCATAATAACACGTTACACTCACCAATGGCTCTTCCGCCAAAAAATCAAAACGAAAATAAGCCCCCGAAGGGGCAGTTTTCAAAACCAACACGAATACTCAACTTTCCCGCCTCGTGCCAGCGCAGCTTTCGCCTGATCAATAAAAAGGATATCCGTGGCAAAAAGCCGCCGAAACTTATCCTTGTCGTAACTGTCGGCCCCAAAAAAGAATCCGCTCGTCCGAGGCAACTTCGACTCGTGAACAGCCGTTTCAAGAGCCGTCAGATCCTTTTCGTCAAGCTCCAGACTCACACAATTAAAGTCCTCGTCGGACTCAATCAGCCCTTTAGCTTTCGCCAGAGCGCACATCCAACCTTGAAGCCGTCCGTGCTTTCGCCACGAACAAACCTCGTCGCCGTCAATAAAACCAAATTGATCTAAACCCATAATTAGTCTCCTAATTGAATTAAATTGAATTGAATTAACATCGCTAAAAAGCCCCCTAGTAGGCTTTCAGACCTGGATAGAAGTGCTGAAAAACAAGAGTCTTTAACTCCCCTGCTCTTTGACTTCGACCGCTCTGCTCCCAAAGGTCTTCAAGACCAAAGAGGAACTTCTCCAGATTCTCTGGTTCCCAGCCATTGCTGACGCCGAAGACAACCCTCTCAAGGATCATCTCACACTTCTCTCTGTCCATTTCAATCTCCTTTATTAATTGAATTAACATCGCTAAAAAGCCCCTTGGCTCTCCCAGAGAGGCAGAGCCTATCTCGGAACCAAAGGAAGCAATTTGAACGAGCCAAGCAGCGAGCATCCGATACTCATAGCTGTTTGATCTTTTACTCGGAGGCCGAAGCCCCTTTCAACCAACGCTTATAAGCCCATTCACACAGACCGTAGACGTGTCCACTCTCGGATTGAAGTGAACTTTAAGGAAGGTAATCTCATCGGCTTAAAGCCCCCTAAAGGGCTTACAGCAAGTGCCACGGTATCGGGTCGAAGTGGCGTGGATCGGCGCGGTTTGGCCGGAAAGCGCGAGCTTGATTCTCAACAAGCTCATCCTCTTGTTCCTGCGCTTGACGAACAATCCGCTCTTCCCAGCCTTCCAACCTCCCCAAAACACAATGAGGGCAGTCATCCCCGTGCTTTGTTTCAGCAGCCGGGAATTGAAAAGTGCAAAACGTGCAGCGTGTATTCAATTGACTTGTCCTGCCCCTATGGGGCCGTTAAATTGAGTAACATCGCCTTAAAGCCCCTTAATGGGGCAGCTTTTCCTTTGCGTATTGCTCTTCAACCCATTCCTCGAATGAGTTCATTCGCCATTCTCGACGGGAGGCTTTCCCGAAAGATATCAGCGCATAGCAATCTGGGCAAAGCCCCGCAGGGTATGGCTCTTGGACGTGTTGTGTGCAGCGTTTGCAAAAGTTTTCGTGCATTTTACTCTCCTAATTTAATTGAATTAACATCACAGAAAAGCCCCCGAAGGGGCTTTCTGCCTGTCTCAGAGACCGATTAGATAATCGAATCCCCTTTGACGGATTTTATCCCCCGATCCAAGCACACTGCTCTCCCAAAGGTTTGAATCCTTGGACAGTTCGCGCTCATGATCGAGCCAGTAAGTTAGGCCATTAAACAGACCCCAGGCGTTCGTCCCGGCCAAATCTTGACCAGGAGCAGTCTCGAACGCTTTCACAACGGCTTGCCGACGCTTCTTCGTTATCGTTGAAACCTTTGTTTCACCCGACTTTTTATCGAGCTTACCAGGGAACATTTCAGTAACGAATTTTGCAACGTCCTCGCGATTGACATCTCGCCGTTGAAGATACTGATACGCGCCTTTAAGACGCTTCCAGTATTGCTCTTCTTGAGCGAGGATGAGATGCGCTTGTTTCAAGCGACCAACTGCCCCCTGCGTATTTCAAGCGACCAACTGCCCCCTGCGTATGCCGTATAGAAACACTCCTCTTAGCGGTTTTAATCGCCGTAGAAAGAGTATTCTGACAGATAATTCTCACATTCGTAAAAAGCACATGAACGCATGAACTACCATCATGGCTATTCGTAAAGAGCAGGAAGCGTTGAATTGGGTCGCCCGGAAAAGGTTCTACAACCTCTGGGATCGAAGCCAACATAAAAACTTTCCTGCCGCCTCCAAACGAGCCGACAGTGTCGATGCAAGCAGTGCCTTCGCCAACAGCAGAATCAAAGAAGTCAAACGCCGCAACGTTTTGAACGACTTCATAACGATTCCCAACGATACCGAG